AACTATCCATACCTGTAGCTCCGATTCTAATTCCACTTGCTTTGGTTTCTCCTGATTCTTGAACTTGTCCGATAGAAAGCAGATTACCTAAACCTAAGTAAAGATTGCCACCTATATTGAACTCTCCATACCCAGTCCATATTCTTAATGTCTGCGTGTATAGAAATTCAACAGCATAAAATGGTCTAGTTTGAGTGCTAGATAATTGTGTAGAGAATGTGCTACCAATAGTTCTAGCCATATGACCTACTTAGCTTTTTTAGTAGCTTTTTTCTTTGTAACTTTTTTCTTAGTTTCTGTTGGCTCAGCGACTTTTAATTCCATAGCAAAGCCTTCATCAACAAACATAGTACCTAGTGTTTTCTGCCAATCGCAAGTGCAATCAACAATCTCATCTTTTTTGTAAGTCTTAACAACATTCCCTGAAATATTTGCAGAGCCTTTGGTATCTACTATCATTTTTATCTTCATAATTTCTCCTTTATTTACTAATCTGGGTATCTATACCTTTTATAGAGTAAAAATAAGAGTGAGGAGCAGACAATGAGCAATCATAAACCACTCCCCACAAACTTATTACAAAATTACGCTATTAAATCAGCGTCCTCTGCATCTATCGCATCACCTTTAATAACAGTTATTGAAAACGGTGTACCTGTTCCCATTGTTCCTGTTTGGTCAATTACTGCTCTGATATATCTTTTTCCACCAATGTAGCCAATTTCAGAAACTTGTGGAGTTTCTCCATTAGCATTTAGTGTTAAAAATACACCTGTAGCACTTACTGAGCCATTAGTAACAGAAGTACTAGCTGTAACTGCAGTATAAGTTGAGTCGTCATCAGAATCTTCTAATATTATTTCAAAGTAAACTGAAGCACTTAATGTTACACCCTCAACTCCACTCGCAACAACTACCGTTGCAGAATTAAAGCCGATTAAATCAACACCTGTACCATTTACATCTGCTGCTTGAACAACTGGAGCAATAGATGATACTGGTACTACTCTATTCGCTAAATCTCTCATAATAATCCCCCTTATGCAGAAATGTTTTGTAGTCTAATTGCTTCCGCAAGAACTACTGCACCGCCAACTCTACGTCTGGCAACATAACGTATATTCCCACTTGTAGCTTGTGAGTACGGGTCTCTTAAAACTGAAAGACTAACTCTGTCTACAATAGTGTAAGCTCTTGAAAAATCTCCATACGCTATTGGTTTAGCTGACCCAGCAACATCTGGCATATCTTCGGCTAATAAATATGGTTTACCTAAGATAGTGTTTGGAGCACCACCTACATAACTCATAGAATTAACAAAGATTTTTTGACCTTCTGTATCTTCTAATTTAAGCACAGCACCAAAAGTACCTCTATTCATTACAAATTGAGCGCTATTCATATAATCAGATTTAATAGCATACATAAGGTCTAACAAACCATCTGCTGTTAATGTTGTACCATGACCAGAGTTAGTTGAGCTAACTCCAGCAGATGAATCAGTAAAACCTTGTGGTCTACCAACTGAATTTCCAGAAACAAAAGCTGTACCTTCGGCTTTCGCAAACTGTTCTCCAAACTCTGTAGACATTTCACTTTCTAAATCGAAAGCAGAATCTTCTAGCATAGCTTGAGAAATATCAACCAACGCATACATTTCATGTGCGTCAATTTGCATTAAGCCAGTAGTATAACCTGTTGTTTCACTTCTTGTGCCTTCTTCAGCAATCCAACTTGCAGAGAATTGACCAGTCCTTTTAGGGATTTCAATGCCTCTGTTGATGGTACTTCTGATTCTAGCAATAGAACGAATAGGAGAGATTTCTGTAACAGATTTTATTAAGTCTGCAACATATTCTGCTGGTGCATAATAGCCACCTAAAGTATCATCAGATTCGTATAACGCTTTGCGTTCCTCTGGGTCAACTTCTCCTTTTCTTAACCAAGTGCCAAACGCTTTCATCTCAAGATTTACATCTTTAGTTTCCCCAGATGAATCAGGTCTAGCAATTACAGTTTCTAAATTTTCCAATTTAGCAGTAGCTTCTTCTAACGCTTTTTCTTGAAGTTCAATCTTCTGTTTGGTTTCAGACATTTTAGAAATGTCATCAACCATCTTGTCAACTTTTTCCTCAAGTTCAGCACTAGCAGAGCCACTTTCTTTAATCTCTTTTAGACGAACATCATTTTCCTTCTTAAATTCTTCAAAAGTAGATGATAGATTGTCTATTACAGATTTAATTTCTTCACTCATAATAAACTCCTTAGTGTTTAATGGTTTCAATTAAATGCTTAATACTATCTACAACATCTCGCTGTTCGCTTAAATCTTGATTAAAAGATTTATATAATATGTTTGCACTTTGTTTTGCAACAGAACTAGACATTAAACCCACATCTCGCAAGTAATGTTCTATTTCTCTTACATTCATTTCAGCTAATTTCACCTTCGTGATCTTAGCTTTTGGATTCATTGGAAATGTAACCATACTAATTTCCATCAAATCTAAATTCGTAATTGTTCTTTTCTTTAACTTGTCGCTGTATTTATAATCTTCTGGCATTAGCTTATATCCAATGCTCATACTATCTAACGCACCCATTTTCATTAGCTCAAAAACTTCTTTGCCTTTTTGCGTACCCATAGCAAGTCTGCCTTTAATCTTTAAGCCTCTAGCGTCTTCAGATAAACTATCAATCACACCAATCGGCTCATCAGTCTTATGCTGATAAAGCAATTTAATTTGTTTGGGTTTTTTATCGTAGATTGATTTAGCAAATGCACCTTGCTTAATAACATCATTTCCTAAATCTTTATTATTGAATACTGAGGCATAACCTTCAAAAGTACCATCATCTTTGGCAGATTCTTTGTCAGTAGATAGTTCTGCTTTAAAATCACATTCAAGGTCTAGTATATCATTGACTATATTATCTAGGTCAGCCATAACTTAAATTCCCTGTCAAGTAAAAGTTATTCTATAATAGCAATACTTTTACCTTTATGACAAGCAAAAAAAAAGAGGGCTTTTACACCCTCAAAAGTAGCAAGTAATTTATTTTAAACTATAAGGTTGTTAATACTAAATGAATCACATATAACCACATTAAAAATATCAGTATACAATAAATAGTATTTTCTAAATATGGCACTTGGTAATAAGGCTCTACTCTTATCTCTTGTCCAGCTTTGTTATATTTTTTGCTCATATTATTTCTCCAATTTGAATTGGTGTATAAATGCTAATAGTCTTATAAAAGGCTCTTGTAAATCATAATGTCCGTGCCTTGCGTTTTCCAATGGACTATATATATCAGCTAAAACAAGATTTTTATATTCGTTTGCATTATAAAATATAGACGCACCTTCAAACATCTTTTTTATTTCTGTTTCTGGATTCTTGCCTTCTATTCGACACTCTTGCACAAAGACCATACACATATCGTGCACAGCAAAATGTAAGTTAGTGTCTATTAATCTTTTCTTTAGTTCTTTAAAGTATTTCATTTTATGCTCCTGTTATTTGTTTAAGTAATGGGAGCATTTCTGCTCCCTGTAAGTTTATTTTTACTATTCTTCTATTTCCCAGCCAGTTCCACTATCTACAAAAGCAATCCATCTTCTACCCTTATGTATAGTTCCATCTTTTTTAGTTGGGTGCAAAGTAACTCTAAGTGCTTTATGTCCAAAATCATGATATTCATTTAAGTCATATTTGTTTGTGCAAATGAAAACTTCGCCAATCCCATTAATAACTTTATCGCCTTCTTTGACGCTATCCATAATCTTATTCCAGCTATGACCTTTTCTAAAGTTAGTTTTTCCAGCAAGTTCGTTATTCCATACCTTTCCTGTTAATTCTACCTTCATATCTATAAAGCTCATATCTATCTCCTAATTTAAGTTTTTATTCTGTTTCGTTCTTTTGAACTCATCAGGCAAGATTACATCTTGCGACAGTGGGAGCATTTCTGCTCCCTGTAAGTTTATTTTTCTTGTGCAAAACTTTCTATTGTGTCTAATACTTCACTTCTTAATAATCCATCAAGTGCCATAGCTGTTCCACAGCCATTGTTTTCCCATTGTTTAATCTTACTGATTTCTGCCATAGCTTTTTCAACTGCTCTATCAATAGTTTCTTCTATTTCTTCCTCTGTCATAAATTTATAGTCTGTCATCTTCATTCTCCTATTTAAGTTTTTATTCTGTTTCATGCTTTTGCAATCATCAGGCAAGATTCACATCTCACTACAGATGGGAGCATTTCTGCTCCCTGTTGATTTAAATAATTTTATTTTCCCAAGTTGAATCATCATGTATATGTTTACCATCTTCACCAATTGAAAAAGGTCTTATGCTGTAATAATGATTTGTTTTATCTGGAAATATTCTTTGTGCATT